TAATCGTGTCAGAATACAACTCCTTTGAATACCCCTCAAAGGAGTTTATTCCTGTTAAATTTCCACTCTATAAGATTGGATATGATAAGTTAGGGAAAAGACATCAGAAGGTCACCAGGTGTCTTAAAATGAGAAATAAGATACTTCTTGAGTTGGGGGTTTTACCTACGATAGTGAAGGACCTCCCGTTGACTGCGTCTTAACAGGACCATACCAACTTGGGTAGAATGAACGACCAGCTCCCATCGCCATAGCATTTCTAAATGCTGAATCACGTTGTGGAAGTAACTTACCGATTTCAACTGTGTTGTATTTCGGAAAGTTTGATGCGAACGCACATAAGTATCTTCTCATGTTATTGTCATAGAACTCTGCCGTTGAACGGGCATTGTTCTTTAAGAATTGGAATGTCTTAAAATCAATGTTACTACCTTGTTCTGTTCTATTAGCAACCAAACCAACATTCATCCACTTCACAAAAAAGTTGTCCAATCCATGATAGTAAGACCATGCGATTGTTGTTGGAACAATATAATTGTCCAATAAGAACTTGTTGTTTCCTGCGATAGTGTTTCCACTAACCTCATTCACAATCTGTTCAAATAAAGCCTGTCCGAGCGTTTCCTGAATATTCAAATTTTGGGCAGTTTGAATACAGAATCTAAGCTCTCCAGAATCAACGTTCTCGTTAATCGCTGTTCTATTTTTCAAAAGCTCCTCAGAGATAAAATATACGTCAGTCATTATATTGCGGTATTTTGTATGATTTCAAGTTTAACATCAGTTCCTGGATTAACCAACTCAATTAGTGGTTTTAACTCTCTTATCAAGAACTTCTGTGTTGGAATGATTGATGTATTCAAAAATAACTTTTGAGCAGTTTCCAACATTTCGGAACTTGAATTAAAACCTGTGGGTGACGGAAGTCCAATTAAACTTCCGTCTGGAATCTTATGTCCTGATAGTATTTGTCTTTGAACAAGTTCAAAAACTTCTTGGTAAAATCCTTGTTGTAGGTTTGAAGAAATCTGTGTGATTTCGGGTTTCCCTTCGCTACCCTCCGAGTAGCTAACAGTCACTTTACCCGCATTTTTCGCTCCACCGTAGCGTTCCTCAATCCTTTGTAAAATTGTTCTTTCTTCAGTTTCTGATTGAGGGAAACCGTCAGAAAAGTGTACCCATAAAGATGGGTTGGCTCCGTTAATTAAATTCGCCAAATTGTAGACAGTAATCTCGTGGTTCAATCTAATGTCGTTTATGACACTCAGATATTGAGGTGAACCATAAGCCCAATAAGCGGGGTTTCTGTCTCTAATGTGTACTATTTGTCTATCTGTGAAGTTTCTTGGGTCAAACTGATTGAACTCAATAACTCCTGCTTTTTTATACAATAACCAATCTCTACAATAGAAATATTTGGATACTTCCAACTCAGTATTGGCAGGTACTCCAACTCTCATGTACTTTGATGGGATGTAATGTAATCCCGATAAACCTTGAGACCTGTCTTGTTTCCAAACAACTTCAAGGAATAGATTTCCTGTGATGATATAATCAAAAACCATATCTCTGAAAACATCGTTCAATGTTTCCTTGTCAGTTACTTTGTAGTCAATTGTAAATCCTTGACCAACGATGTTGTCAATCTTACTTCTAACACAAGCGTTATGAATTGGGGAGAAATCTAAAAGGTCATATAAACCATTAACGAAATGGTTTTCAACACCCCAAGACACCCAAGGCTGATTCCTAATTACTCTCTCTTCAAACTTTGTAAGAGTATCAATACTGAATCCGATATTTTGAATTATTTTTCTCATTAGTTTTGGTATACAATAAATACATCGTTCGTTCCACTATATGAAATCTCTTGGATAGGGTCTTCTGATTTGATGACTACCATTCCTTCATAGACATAGTCATACGATAATGCTGGGTTTAGATTTGTAGTAGATACTTGTTCGTATATCTTCAAATAATATTCACCAGGTATGAAATGTAAATTCACACAATTAGATGAACTAGTTCCAATGTAGTTTTCTGGTTGAGTTAAGTTGATGTTTATATCAAACATATCATAGGCAGGTTCATACCCAACCGTAATGGAAGGGTCTCTGTATGGAATAAACTGCCAAGATTGATTGGACAATTTATGTCTCATAGTCCATAAAAAGGTTACACTACCTGTTAGATTTTTATTTCTTGAACAGGTTGCGATTGCTCTTCCAAATTGTCCTTGTTGTAATATAATCATATTTTTATGGTATAAGTCCTGTGTCTACTGATATTGATATTGCTTGGGTTGTACCAGCATCAATAACATACGTGTAAGTTATGTTTGAACCTATTATTGATGGACAAGAGTTAGTACCCATTGTTCCATCCATTATACAAGTTAAACTTGTTCCAATTTCAATATTATCACCCGATTGTAATCCTGTAATAGTATAAATATTTGAACAGCTACTTGGTAAAATAACAGCTGTAGCACCAGGTATATTGATATTAGACCCACCATTTACACTATAATACATCGTCACAGTTGATTTAACACCTGAAGTATCTCTAGCCCAAATAACCAAACTCTTTGAACCAGAACCAGTGGAACTTGGCGTAGGAGTGTTGGACGGAGTTTGTGTGGCTGTAGCGTTTGGAGTTGATGTCTGCGTCGGAGTCATTGTGTTAGTCGGAGTTATGCTCGGGGTAACACTTGGTGTAACAGGAAGAGTTGCGGTTGGGCTCGGAGTATTCGTGGCAGTCGGGGTGAAAGTCGGTAAACCAGCAATTTCTAAGTTCAAGAAATTGATACATTCTGCATCAGATTTTACTTTGATAATAGTTGTTCCATAAGGTAATGACGTTGTATAATAACCATAGATAAATGATGACGCAGGAATATTCGTTTCAAACGGAGTGGTATATCCATCCAAGTTTGAATATAAGTCAAATGGTCCTACTAAACCACCCAAATCTGTTAATGTTATTAAAACTCCGTATGCCATAATTTTCTATTTTAGATACAACTCACTCCACTACAACTTGTTGAGCTAGCATATGGAGGGTTCAATTCTTCAATGAATGCTTGAGGTGTGGTTTGTGAAACTGGTTTATATTTGTATAGTGATGCTGAATTACAGTAAAATCTATTAGTTTGAGGAGAAGCACCACCACCTGTGTATATTTTCAATACACCTGTTGTAGCTAAGGTACAAGTCGTTCTACCATAAGCTTCAACATTCCAATACTGATAAAGAACAGGAGTTGCTGTCGGACTAGGTGTGATACTAACCGTCGGGGTGGGAGTCGGAGTGGCACTGAACACAGCATAATTCCATTTGTTTTTCAAATAGTTTGTAACGTTATTGTATTCCGTTTGATTCAATACTCTGTTATAAACAACAATTTCAAATATTGTTCCATTACTATCAGCGGCAATATCACTTATTCTAACTCTTGTCATTGTAGAACCAGGCGTGAATGATGATGTTGTATCATGAGGATTATCATTCAATGTTCCACCAGCACTTACTGAGTTTCCTGTCACAGCTAAGAAACTATTTGGATAATATTGAACAGATGTCCATCCATTCCACGCTACTTTATAGAAAGGAGTTCTAGTTTCCGCAATATTGTTATTGTTATATTGAGAAGATATTCCCTCACCATTATTTGTATCAACAGAAAACTCCATTGAGTTTGTATCTGTCGGATTGTATGAAACAATAAACGTTGTATTTCCTGAAGGAACAGAACCTGACGTTGTACCACTTAACGCAATATCAGCACCAACAAATGAAACCCCTGAATAAGGGAATCCATGAGCTCCTTGTATCAATTGTGGTTGATAAGATTGAGTCGGTTGTGTTAAAGTAGAACCAGCAGTTCCTGTCCAAGAAGTAACGTAAGTTTGTGAACCTACTGTTCTCGTTGAATAAGATGATGAATTTGAAGCGTCAAACCATTGGAATAAATTAGGAACAGATGATGGTGAGAATGGTGGTGTCGTCGGAGTAGCAGAAGGAGTTATACTCGGAGTCGGTGTTATTACAGCAGTACCAGTTTGAGTCGGGCTCGGTGTGTTTGTCGCGGTTAAAGTGTTGGTCGGTGTTGAAGTGTTCGTGGGAGTTGGCGTGACCTGAGCAGTACTAGTCGGAGTACTTGTACTCGTCGGAGTTACTGGCGGAGTTGAACTAGCCGTTATACTTGGTGTCGGGGAACTTGTCGGATTGGGAGTTGATGTACTTGTTTGTGTATTTGTGGGGGTATTCGTAGGAGTGCTAGTCGGATTCGGTGTACCTGTCTGTGTCTGACTTGGTGTTTGAGTCATAGTCGGAGTCACTGGCGGAGTTGCCGTAGCCGTGGGAGTCGGAGCGTTTTCATCATATCTAGCAGTGCCAGAGAAATAACAACCAGGTTCGGATGATTTCACTTTAATATCCCATATCGGTCTTAACTCACCAAGATATGTTGTCCAAGAAGTTCTTAAAAACTGATTACTCATTATATTATTTGTGGGTTCCAAACACAAGTGTTTATGTTTGATGGTATTACAAACACTTCTCCTTTTTGTTCTTCTGTTAAACAATTGTATATTCTATCTTGAATAATAACACCATACCCTATTGGTAATTTATCACCAGTAGTCAAATCAAACTCACACATATTATCAGGTGATAATTGCCAAGTAATCGTTCCGTCGCCAGGCCATCCCATACAAGTATTGATTTGATTGATAAGGTCAATTGCCTCCTGTTCGTTGATAAAAATTATGTATTGATTCATATTACCAAGTATTATATTGATATTTCGTTTTAAGGTAGTTCATTACATCATTATATTCTGTTGTGGTTAAAACTCTGTTATAAACCAAATATTCAAATATCTCAATATTAGTTGATGACGATGAACTAGGGTCATATCCAAATTGTAATGTGTTCGCCGTAGTTCCCGTATTAGTTGTTGTTCCACTTGTTCCTAACACATCATTATAAGATGCTGTAAAGAATGAACCTGTTGTTCCCGATGTTGCCAATAATAGAGGAGCAATTGTTCTATTTGGTGAGGTTGAAGAACCTGGATTTTTTCTTGCGATTGAGGTTTGACCAGTATTTCTTGACTGCCAACTCCAAGAATTATTATTTGGTCCTGTTGTATACAAATCAATAGACCAACCAGCAGCATCTGTACTATTCACTTTCATCACAGAGAATACTGTAGAAGATGAATAATTGGTTGATGTAAAACCAAGTCCAGCCATATTATCTCTACTACTGAATGTAACTGCTTGACCACTAAATGAACCTAAAGTTGATGTTTGTATTGTAGGTTGTTGAGAACCTGTCCCTTGACTTACTGAACCTCCTAATAATCCATAGTTAGTCCAAGATGAAACTGATGCTCCACTTGTTGATAAGAACCACATTTGTAAGTTAGTTAAACCTGAAGGACTAAATTGTACTGGTGATGGACTAGGGGTCGGAGTACTTGTATTGGTTGGAGTCATTGTAGTAGTCGGACTAACACTCGGAGTCGGAGTTACGCTTGGAGTATCCGTCGGAGTGGGAGTCGGAACAGGACTAGCCCATTCATCATATCTCCATTTGTCTCTTAAATAGTTTTGTACTTGTTCTACTTCATCTTGTGTCAATACACGATTGAAGAACATATATTCACCGACCTCACAATTATTTGTTGTATTAGCAAAGAATGTTCCACCAGATTGATAAATTTGACCCATAGAAAATTGGTTGAAGCTATTGGCAAATGTATTACCAGTAAATAAGTTCGGACTTGTGAAACCTGATTGGTTTATTTCCATTTCAAAGTTACCTGTCGGGAAAGGATAAGTGGCGGCTATTAAAAACTTGTTATTTAAGTTTGTTCCTGTATACGCAAATTGGTTTTGTACTGTTACACCTTGTTTGGTTATACCGAAAGCGGCTTGATTACCCTGTGTTAATATCTGAGGTGATGAGTTTACTAGATTTCCTGTATCAAAACCACCTGTGGTTGTATTTCCACTAAATAATCTTGATGTATAACCAAAAGTAAATGAAGCACTTGAGGCATAAGTTGCTCCAGTTGGTGATGCTACAACAATAAATACTGTTCCACCCGTTTGTGGTATTAAGGTCGGGTCAAATCTTTGTGATAGATATTTGGTTGTCCCTGAAGCAGTTGAACCAACAAATCTAACAACATTCGGTGAACCTGGCAATTGACTTGAGCCAGACCATACAGGTGAGTTATTGATTGTTGCTGCTGATAAAGTTTTTTGGTATACACCAATACTTCTCCAATTAGCAAGATAGTTTGTTCCACCTGAAGTAATATAATCTATTGAACCAACATTTGTTGCGTCATACCATAAAGCTGGTGTTTCAGGTAGAATATAAGGGGTAGAACTTGGCGTAATACTTGGGGTCGGAGTGTTTGTAGATGTTGATGTGTTAGTAGGAGTCATTGTCAAAGTTGGCGTGGGACTCGGTGATACAACTGGTACATCTCCACCCTCAGGATTTGGTTTGGCATTGATTACATATCCAGTCAACACAGCTGAACCCAACTTTGTCTTTTGTGACAATGGTTTCATCAACTCGTTAATATCATCGTCTTTAACTTTGATAAAATTGGTTACTGGTCTGTAAGACCTTCCGTTCCATACTAATCTCATATAATAAAAATGTGGCTAAATAATGGGGGACATAAGTCCCCCACTAATATTATTCAATCAATTAAGATTGGAAAGTGAACTGAGGAGCAACTGCTGCTAAAGTAGTCGCAACTAAGATTTCTCTTGAAGCGTCAGGTTCACCACCACTGATTGTAAGGGTTACCCCGTTCAAATCGTTATAGTTTTGTCCTGTGCTCATGCTACCCGCTGACACTAAGCCACCGTTAGCTAAGAATACCATCCAATATCTTTCGTTATTGTCTTTTACAATAGCGTTGATTTCGTTTTGTTTAACTAAGTCAAAGAATAAATTTCTTAATGACTGGTCTAATTTTGGAAGAGAAACTACAATTGAAGGTGCGAATGTAACAGATTGTGCTACATCGTTCACTTGTATTTCTTCCGTGAAAGAGCTAGATTGTTTTACTAATTCAAAATTATACCATGTTCCTGAACCAGAAAATGATGTAATTTGTTCACTAGCATTTGTAGTATAACCAGAAATTGTATTTCCGCTTGTCCCCAAAATCCACATCTCTTTAATACCCCCGATACTCGCATTGCGGCAGTCAAGGGTGTATCCGTCTGAAATATAACAACTCATATTATTATGTTTTTGTTTTTTTTACTTGGGTTTATGGTTTTGCGATTACAAATGAATCTACAGAGAATACTCCAAGACCATATACTAATCTAGCGAAGATTTTAACGATGTCTTCATACGGGTCATACATACCTTTAATTTCAATACCACCGTTGTCAGTAGCGTTGAATCCTACCATGAAGTAAGAAGCTGGACCAGCAACTACTCTTGATTGTCCATCAAGACCTTGTGTTGGGATAATTCTTACGTTAGTACCTGGTAACATTACTGACCACTCTTGACCTGTAGCAGCTGATTTGTCATCAAAAGAGAACAAGTTCACATAAGAACTATTTCTCATTGAAGCAACTAAAGCTCTATAATCAGAGTAAGAACAGAACATAGCTAAGTCATTTCTGTGTAATACGTTAGCAGGGATTCTCTCATAGTAAGTAGAGAATACATCTAAACCGTTAGATGAAGTTGCTGCTGTGTAAGTTACTTGAGTAGCACCATTACCTGAAGTGATTAAAGCTAAAGCTCCGTCAAAACATTGGTTGTTGTACTCAGTAGCACCTGAAGCAGTTGTGTTTCTCCAAAGCTGTTTCTCCACAGTGTCCGCTATGCGATTTGAGATGTCGGTTATTACTAATTCCTCAAAGGGCACTGATTCCTGAAAGTTGGAATTAGATAATCTTTGACTAAGGAAGTAGTCGTATAAATCATAAGCACAAAGGCTCTGATTCAGCTTTTTATTGCATGTTGCGATTGTTACTTGGTCAATGTTTGTTTGACCAGAAGCATTGAATCCACAAGAACCATCTTGTAAATAGATGTCGTTTGTTAAGAAACCTACTTGTTGAGTTCCTTTAATATTTGGACGAATTGTAGCGTAACGTGGTAAAACCTCACCTAAGATGCTCTTGATAAGCATATCAGTTGCGTTTTGGTCAATCCACACATCCAAACCTGAAAGATTGTATGCGAATTTTTCGTTCTTTTTCATATCTTTTAATTTGTTTTTTCTTTTTATTTTATTTGTTTCTTATTTCTTTAAGAAAATCAACTTTGAAGTCCTCAAAACTTTCTTTGAAGTCAGCTCTCTTTTCAAGAGGCTTTCTTTGTGGAGCGTTTTTGAATGTTTCAAACTCATTTTTTATTGAACTAATTTCTGTTTTGAACTTACCGTTCATTGAGTCAACAACTTCTAAAAGTTGATTGATTCCCAATTTGATTTGCTCCAATTGTGAAGCGAAATCTGTAGACATGCCTTCTACGTTTTCTCTTTGGACAATTTTACCGTCCACAGTTTGAATCCTGATTTTAACCTCTTTACCTTCAGTGTCTTTTAACATCACTTGGTGTTCTCCGTTAGGTGCTAAAGTTTTTTCTCCGTCAGCTCCAACAACATACACTTCTTCACCCACATCAAATGTTGGTGATTCTAATGTTTGTCCTTGAGCGTCTTTAGCTTCAGTCATTTTGATTTTAGAGTTTTCCACTTCAACTTCGTCTTCAACGACTTGTTGTTCAGCTTCTTCTACATCTTCTTCAATCTTCGTGATTGTAGATTCCTCATCAACAGTAAGGACTAATCCTTCTCTTGTTGTGTGGACTCCTAATGGAGCAGGGGTTAATGTTGAATCGCCAACAACATACAATGTTTGACCAATACCAAAATCACTATCTAAATTGTTAGTGACTTGAGTTTGACCATCTATTAGTACTGTAGCGAAAAAACTTTCTTTCTTGAATTTCAAACCTAGTAATTGGACAATTTTGTCAATAGCTTGTGTAGCATTCATAATTACTGATTTATTTGATTTAGAATGTTTATTATTTCTTCCAATAAATACTCGTCTTTATTGAATGAAGAAAACTTATACTCAAAGTTTCCTTCAATAGAAATTCCTTTTACTTGTCCTTGTTTAATCATATCCCACACTTCCTGATTGTCAACACGGAATCCTACCATCCATGTTCCAACAGGTACTTGTTCATTTG